TTGAGCTGTAAATTTACTCATCTTTAGATAGGTCATTATAGACCTTCTCCTCCGTGTCGTAGAAGGTTTCACTATCCCCAATCATCATATCCCTTACGGTTTGGTACAACACAGTTGAGAGTGCAAATTTATAAGCAAGAAACCTTAATGACACGCTTGCATAGCGATCATCTTTACACTTGCACTTTATTTTATTTATTCCGATTTTCAAAAAACTCCCGATACTCATCTAGATCCAGGACCCCGTCTTCATTTAGGTCGTAGCCAAATAATTCATCTTTGAGATCACCGTCTGGAATTTCATCAGTTGAAATTTTGTTATCTTCGTTAATGTCTAAATTATTGAAAGATAGTTTCGAAGCCATTTGTTGTACTTGTGCCAGGGTAGAAGGGTCCATAGTAGCACTTCCCCCGAATTTCGCCTCGATCACTGTATTCTCCATATCTTCTCTGCTCATCGAAGCCACCTGATTCCCACTCGTCGACGGCATTTGGGGTTCGTCGCCTGTCGACGCCACTTGGGATTCGTCACTCTCAGTGTCCTTCTTACTTCCACTGGAAAATGAGGATATCAACGAAAGAATTATTATGACAACAATAGCGACTCCAAGTTTCGTCTTATGTCTTTGGAAAAACTGAATTCTTTGGTTATATTGTTCCATGTTAGTACTATAGACTTTTTTTTGTTGGATTACATTAGAATGTCCTTGGACGATATCCCAAAGAGGACTCAGTACGTGATTCTGGAATCTGGTTTAGTGAACGGGACAAATAATACATTCGCGTTGGATTTGACCCTTGAGTCGAATACCCACGTGGAAGATATGAGCCGTGTTCTAGGTATCAAGATGGTTGATTTCTACATCACACAGGTTGGAGAAAACGATTCGAACTTGAACACGAACGTGGCTAAATATGTGGATATCGTGTGCCCGGAGATTCCTAAAGTGGCACAACTCCTGGATGAACGTCACGGACAGGTTTTGGCACGGGTTCCCCTGGAAAGGCATTTCACCGGAAGCAGTGGTTTAGTATTACGTGACAAACAATGGAAAAGTTTTCATAGGAAGACCAACTACTTCAATCCCATTTCAATCAAGAAGCTCAACTTCAAGATTTATGAATCCCAAGATGATGGTGATTATGCACTTCTTCAAAGTGATGCGAAGTGGTATATGGTTCTTGAAATCACCACAGTGAATGTGAAGGAGAAACCAAAAGATCGCGAACTTCAAATTTTGAGAGCTTTGGAAAAGCTACTCAAAAAAATTGACACACTCAATGAAAACGTTCGAAAACTCCCCGACAAACCTCCAGAGGAAAACCCTAAAAAATATTCGTTCGGTCTTCTTGTGGTTCTTTTGGTCACATTATTAAGTGGGTTCATTTGGTGGGTTAATAAAACTTCTGCGTAAAAAGTATGGGGGGTAAAAAGGGTCGTCGAATGAAATATTCCCTCTCATCATCTTACGAAACGGACTATTACGAAGAAGAGTTACAGTTTGAAGAAAAAGACGTGTGCCCAAACGTGATTCCTAAAAGTGATAGACAACGTGACTACACTCGGATGTTGTATAGCCCAAATAAGCAGATGGTTTTCGCCATTGGCCCAGCTGGAACGGGTAAAACCATGTTAGCGTGCATGGCTGCTATAACTGGCTATAACGACAAATCCTATAAAAAAATTATATTGACACGACCAGTTGTATCGGTAGAGGAGGACATCGGGTATCTACCCGGGACGTTGGAGGAAAAAATGGACCCATGGGTGAGACCTATCATGGACATCTTCGGTGAATACTACAACCAAACCGATATCCAATACATGATCAAAGAGAAAATCCTCGAAATTTGTCCCCTGGCTTACATGAGAGGAAGAACCTTCAAAGATTCTTTCGTCATAGCGGATGAGATGCAGAATTCAACCCCTAACCAAATGAAAATGCTACTCACCCGTATCGGTGACGGTAGTAAAATGGTCATCACCGGGGACCTGAACCAACACGATAGAAAGTATGATGAGAATGGACTCAAAGATATTTATGACAAGGTGAAGGGTAAACAATTGAAAAGAATCGATAGTGTCGTTTTTGAACACGTGGACATAGAACGATCCCCAATTGTCAAAGATATTTTGGAGCTTTACGGGGACAGATAAACCTTAATATAGAAATGGAACCATCATATCTATATTAGTGTCGTAAGTAGCGAATATTTGGTAGACTAAGTTCTACAGTTCATCCTCAAAAGCGTCCTCTCCATAGAGCTCGTCCAATGTTTCCAAGATTCCGCGCAAATCGTGTAGTGACGACTCTGTAGAGCGCACACCCCACGAAGCCAGCAATCTGAGCTTCTTTTCAGACTGCTTATATCTAGCAATCTGGTGACGCATCTGAATGAGTTGCGCTGTTTCCACAACCTGATATTTCTTCGGTCTCGATTCTGGATTCCGCGGTTTTTTATTCGACGAATTGTAAATACGGGTAGGTGTGTAACTGAGAGTCAACATGTAACTAATAATGTAACGTATACTTTAAGCGGATGTCTCAGCCTTTTTCTTTGTGGTTGTCTTCTTTGTGGTGGTGGTTGCGGCGGTGGCAGACTTGCCAGCGGGGCCCGCGGGACCACGCTCGCCCGCGGGACCACGCTCACCCGCGGGACCCGGGGGTCCCTGGGGTCCAACACCACCCGCACCGCCATTGTCTATAATCTTCAAGAGAAGGTCAAAAAGACGTTTCTTGTCTACACGGGGGTGTTCCATTTCCTGGATAATTTCTTCGCGAAGAGAACTCATGGTACTATATATAAAAACAAGATTTGTTTTTAAGCTAATGATCATAATTGGTCCCTCGACGTTGAGTGGGATCGGTCAACACGCCAAGAAGTATACCAAGTTACTAAACTGTGGATACTATCCGATTGGTGGCGAACTCCCTGAGGTGAATGATGCACTCGTCTTTCTTCTTCCGGTTCAAGAACACCTGAGACACACTGACTATATTCGTTCCCGTGTGAAGAACTTGTCCTGTATGACGGTGTGCGAAACTGAAACTGTTCACGCGGATTATGGTCTGATCATGAATGAATTCAAAAGGGTCGCAGTTCCAAGTGAGTTCTGTAAAAGGGTTTTGTCCAAACAATTTCCAACGAATGAGTTCTACGTGATTCACGCCTACATTCCACCACCCGTAGAGAAACCTTACGTGTTCTATCATATCGGAAATGTTATGGATCAGCGTAAAAACTTTAGAGAAATTTTGAGAGCGTTCATCAGACTCAATGAACCAAACACTCGCCTGGTTGTAAAAGCTACATGTAAGCAGGACATCGATATACAGCTTCCTCGTGTTGAAGTGATCAATGGGTTAGTTTCTGAATCTGATCTAGACGATATACATAACAAATCGGATTGTTACGTGAGTTTTTCACATTCAGAGGGTGTAGGTATGGGCGCTGTCGAAGCCGCTATTCGCGATAAACCTGTGATCATCACAAATTACGGGGGTGCTCCTGAATACATTAAGACACCCTATATCATTGACTGTGAACTCGAAAAACTGGAGCAAGATGATTTCCTTTTCCAAAAGGGTATGGAGTGGGGAAAACCAAATTTTGATCAGCTTTTAGGCTTCATGAGAGACGCGTATGAAAAGCGGGTGCGCGTTATGGATCACACACATACACGGAAATTGGTCGGGAGGAAGAATGTTTTAGATGAGTTCGTCATGAACGTAATTAGTTCCCATGGTGATGAGACCAACGAGGATCGTGCCGCTCATTAGCATTTCCTTTTGACGAATGACCGAAAGTGTGAGATCGTCAATGACTTGGACGCCAGTTGGCTTTTTGAAAAGTATGGGGACGAGCGTGCATATAGTGATATAGAGAGCCATTGAAATTATAACGGGTCTAAGTCTATCCTGATCTAACATTGTTCTATACTACGCCTGGATTTTAATTTTGACACCCATCTCATTCTTGTCGATCCTGTGTTTCCTACAGAAATCGCCACACACAGCCCTGAAAGAACAGGGTTTTCCAGCCATAGTCATCGCAGCGCATAATTTGTTTGAGGTGCGTTGCGCGCTTTTTGGTTCAGGGGGTTTGTCGATCACGATGATTTGTCTTTCATTTTTCTTCATCTCATGATTCTTGTAGGACATTTTACACTTCCACGTCGCATCTGCAAGATTGTAGCATTTGTCATCGGGTTCAGTGAGCCGATGCATCTTTGTCGCATCAGCGAGGCATTTCTGCCAAACTTCGTCACGGATGACTTGCATTTTGAAAATCTTGAAATTTTACAAAAACCTGGTCAACTTAGGTGCTTATTAAGCTTCACCTCCAATTTCTGCGAGATACACATCTACTTGGCCAACAAACTCCGGGCAACTGTCACTCGTCTTCTTCGTGACGTAATCCTGAACGTTGACTACGTGCTCTGTGAATTTCTTAACATCGATACCAGTAGCATTGTGGATCTGTGAGTTTGTGGCTATATCTTTGAGTGCGTATAAATACGCAGCCGCATAATTCGCGTGTAGAACGGCGATCATCGGTGATTTGTCTTGTTGAGCCGCTGTTGCGTATCGAGCTGACTGTCTCACGAGTTTATCTATAGAGTGTGTCATACCCCTCGTCTTGTTCTGCATCATGACGATGAGTATGAAGATTGCCACGATGAAGTAGAAATACATTCTTACAGTAAGTGGAGAAAAGATTACACCTCCATTAGATCCGATTGATAATCCCGCATTTTCTTAACATGGTCACCTTCGTCGTTTCTCACATTGACGAATACGTCATACAAATTCTGAACATCGTCATAGTAATTGACAGCCACAGCTGGTGGTTTTTCAAGAACTAAACTGGTGCGATTTCGTTTCAAGAACTCATCATATGTATGATATGCGTGTTCCTCAATCTGCTCCGACAAGTTATACGCCATCCGCGGTGAAGCCAAATATATCAGACATGTTAACCAATAGTATGCAAACGCCACGTGCTGTGCAAAGAAACGGTCGATGAAACGTTCATCTCCACCCAAATCTTCCATGATGAGTAAATGATGGAACTCATTCATGGTCTGTTCGAAGTGGGTCTCCAAGTAGTCGACTTTTCGCCACACCCCAAGAGTTTCATAGAGATGCAGAACAGATACGAAGGAAAAATATGGCACACGCGCAACTGTTTCGAGAACGTAGAATCGTGCATAATCTTTGTTTTCATACAACTTATCAATGACTTTGACCGCTGTTCCAACCACAGCCTTATTGACCCGCTTTTCAAATTTTCTAGCGATGTTAACTTTTGGCTGGACACTGGCCAGTGAGAGCATATATCCTAATCAGATATAAAGTTTTAAACTGAAATACTCACAATGAACAATGTTCTCCATCGTTACACCCAAGATGATGTGCAAACCAGCACTGAAACATAACAAACGATTCAAGATTTATTCAACCGCCTACAAGAATGTCGACCCTTACCGTGAAACTTCTTTGCGCTACATGGGATACGCGAATGAACTCGGAGAAGCTTTCACAACCTATCTCCCCGAATGGGGATTGCCCGCGTCCTACTGTATTGCCGCATCATATGTGATATTTGACACTATCGATAAGGGTGAGAAGGCGTACCAGGGTGCCGAAGAAGAGGATAAAATTATGGATACTCTGAGGATATCTACAGAAACTCTCACATGGCAGATGCTCGCGTCGGTTTTCTGGCCGGGGTCGATCATTAGGGTCATTGTAAACATGGCCGCTAGTATTGTTTCCACTAATAACATGGATGATAATCAAGTGATGCACCTTTTACCTACACTGATCGGCATTTCAGCTATCCCCATGATAGTGAAACCCATCGATTCGACAGTCGATAAGATCATGGAGGGGTCAATCTCCAAGGTTATCCACGGTGAAATCAAAACACCGGAAGAAGCTCAGGCAGCTGCGATGACTACCGTTGGTTCTATTTCTGTTCCACCAATTATGTATTTTGTAGCTTCTCTCATTAAGAAATAAAAACTTAAGTGAAAGTCCAAACTTTGAAACTTTCATGAAAAAATGACATCTTTATACGAAATAGTTCAACCCCTGACTATTAGGTCTGTGTCTAACGGCGAAATTCGAGAGATATTTAATGAAATTGCTCATAGGTTAAGTTCACACGAAACAACCCGTGAAGAGCGTATGTATGTATTAAAAGTCCTAGAAGATTTAGGAAAATTGTAATGTTTTAGCGCAATAGTACCACACGAGGAATTTTGAAAATCAAGGTAATAAAACGTAGATCCACTACATAGGTTAAAGAATTCGATGTCCTTTATTTAAATGCCACCTACAACTGTTTATGCACTCACAAATCCTTCGTTTGCACCTGTCAAAATTGGCTTTTCTCAAAACGTCAACCAAAGACTTGGTGTGTTGAATTCTAGTGTTCCAGAAAGATTTCATGTGTATTATTCTCGCCTCATGCCGACAACCGAGCATGCCAGGGAATTAGAAAGACGGTTACATAATCATTTTGCCTCCCACAGAGCACCAAACGGTGAATTTTTTAATGTTGATCCAGATGAAGTCGCCCTAGAAATGTTTCATATGTCCAGAAGTTATCGCACCTAAGTTAAATGTTTGATCTGTAAAATGACAACAATCGAAAAAAATGTCTCCCACAACCTACTACCGCAACGACGACAGCCTTCAGCTCGGGGGGTTCTACGACGAGCTCATGCGTGAGAACGCCAAGTGGATCAACCACCCAATCCTCCAACGAGATGCAACCACATGGACCTCGGAGCAAGAGTACTTTTTCATCGACTCCCTCTTCCACGACTTCGTGGTCAATCCCATCACCGTCTCTGAAAGAGATTCGGTGTTTAGGATCCTCGAAGGTGGGCATCGAGTTCACACGATCAAGAAGTTCATGGGAAACAAACTGAAGTACAACGGGTTGTACTACAGTGAAATGTCACTCGAACAACAGGATATTTTCAAATATCGCAAAATCAGGTACACAATTTACATGGGACTCACAGACATTGAAGAAGAGCAATTCATCCTCCGGGTGAACATGGGTTTGCCCATCAACTCGGGAGAGTTTGTGAATATGATGCCGTCCATCGAGGTCTGCGAACTCGCTCGTGCTCTTGGAGACCGCCATGCGAGTTCTCTTCTTGAGTTCACCGATCTCGCCGGTACCAAGAATTTACGTGGAGACACTTCCATGGCCATGTACATGCTTCTCTCGAATTTTATCAAGAATGACCTGGTTCACACAGAGAGAATTTCAAGTGTACTCAAGCTCCGCGAGGATGCTGAAAAATACCGTGGTGTTCGGATCGACTCGGCTAAACTTTCTGACCAAGTGGACAACTTCATGAAGATCTTCTATTGTCTAATGCCCAACAATGCGGAGAACTACGTCAACAAACCACTCATCAAGTGGCCTCGGTACATCATCATGACTATTCAGGCGATCGTCATGAAACACCCGGACGTGAAGCCTGAAAAAATCCACGAGTTCATGTCAGTGGTCCACAAGCACTCGAACAGGTTTTGTGCGTTCCAAACCGACTGGAAAGCGCGAGTTCCCACCAATAACCCCGCCAAGAAGAAGTCGTGTGAAGATCGTCTTGTTATTTTCGATAGATGGTATAATTCCACCTAAGTTAGAGATTAGATTTGTAATACATCCAAGAAAGTATGGAGAGTGTCCAAAAGCTCACCCACATCGAACACATTCTCAAGAGACCTGACTCATATGTCGGTCCAGTCGAGCAGGGTTCTGAACCCTACTGGATTCTCAATGGGTCCACCTTCACGAAGAAGAACCTCAAGTATTCCCCAGCTCTCTTGAAAATTTTTGATGAAATCCTCGTCAACGCCATCGACCGCAACTCTCTCCACCCCAAACAGGTTAGTTCCATCTCTGTCAGCATCGATAAGAATGTGGGCTCGGTCACTATCGAGAACAACGGACCCCTCGGTGGTATTGGTGTTCGTATGCATGAAAAGGAGGGTCTCTGGAACCCTGAACTTGTCTTTGGTCACCTTCTCACGAGCACCAACTATGATGACACACAAAAGCGCATCGTGGGTGGTCGCAACGGCTATGGTGCCAAGTTGGCCAATATTTATTCCAGCGACTTCTCAGTGATAATCAAGGATCATGAGACAAAGCAGACGTATACCCAAAAATGGTCGAAGAACATGACCGTCTGTGACCCCCCAAAAATCAAAAAACATTCCGGTGCTACATCGTCGGTCTCCATTACATTCACACCCGAGTGGAAGAGGTTTGGGATGTCCAAGATGGACGACACCATCTACAATATCTTCCAAAAGAGGGTTTGGGATGCCAATATTTGCACAACCCAAAACTGCAAGGTGAAGTTCAATGGGGACGTTCTCCCCAAACAGAACTTTGAAGCCTATGCCAAGATGCATGAAGGCGTCCAAGATGTCGCCTCTGTGTCTGGTGACCGTTGGTCGGTCTGTATTGGTCCATCTGAAAATGGACTCGAGCAGGTCTCTTTCGTCAATGGTATTTGCACCATGAAAGGTGGCACCCACGTGGATCACGCGGCGAATCTCATCGCCAACGGGATCATCGAGGACATGGCGAAGAAGATTAAGCTCAAGCCACAACAGGTGAAGAACGCCTTTACTATCTTTGTGAAGGCGACCATCGAGAACCCAACCTTCTCGAGCCAGGTAAAGTCTGAATGCACATCAAAGGCTGCCGATTTCGGTTCAAAGTTTGAGCCCCCAAAGAACTTTGTGAAGAACGCGCTCAAGACTGGTATAGCGGATGAACTCACAGCGCTCTCAAAGTTTAAGGAGATGAAGGAACTCAAGAAGACTGACGGTGCTCGTAAGTCCAAGATTACTGGGATTCCCAAGTTGGATGACGCGAACAAGGCTGGCACAGCTCAATCTGGTAAGTGCACCCTCATCGTGACTGAGGGTGACTCGGCGAAGACTCTCGCAGTCGCGGGATTATCTGTTGTGGGTCGAGATCACTATGGGGTCTTTCCTCTCAGGGGTAAATGCAAGAATGTTAGGGATTCTTCAGTGGCACAACTCACCTCCAACCAGGAGTTTAACGACCTCAAAAAGATTTTGGGTCTCCAACAGGGTAAGGAATATACGAATGTTTCAGAGCTTCGCTACGGTCGCCTCATGATCATGACTGACGCGGACAATGACGGGTCCCACATCAAGGGTCTCATTCTCAACATGTTCCACTACTTCTGGCCCTCCCTCCTCAAGTTCAACTTTGTCGTGAGTATGGTGACTCCGATCATCAAGGCTACCAAGGGTTCTGATACGAAGTCTTTTTACACTGACTCAGCGTTCCGATCTTGGTATGGTAATGGTAAGTCTGGGTGGAAAATCAAATACTACAAGGGTTTGGGAACCAGCACCAGTGCTGAGGCGCGTGAATATTTCAAAAAGATTCAAGATCTCACCGTGAAATTCGACATGGACGCGATGACAGATGAGTCCATCATTCTCGCGTTTGACAAGAAGAAGGCGGATGCGAGAAAGACGTGGCTCCTAGAGAGCACCGCGAAAGAAACTGGTGAGCTTGAGGTGCCCTATGGCAATGTAACGCAGCTGGCTATCACTGACTTTGTTCACAAGGACTTGGTGAATTTCAGTCTCGCTGATCTCAAGCGCTCTATCGCACATGTAGCGGATGGTCTCAAACCTTCTCAACGTAAGGTGATGTATTCGTGTTTCCACAAGAATTTGAGAGATGAAATGAAAGTCGCACAGCTAGCGGCGTATGTGGCTGAGAAGAGTGCATATCACCACGGCGAAGTTTCCCTCGCCGAAACTATTGTCAAATTGGCCAATGACTACACCGGATCCAATAACATCAATCTTCTCGAACCCTGTGGGCAATTTGGGACACGTTTGATGGGTGGTAAAGACGCTTCTCAGACTCGCTACATTTTCACGAGACTTTCAGATGACACGCGAAAGATCTTCGATCCCAAGGATGACGCTGTTCTCACGTATCTCGATGACGATGGGCGATCCATTGAGCCCGAATTCTACATGCCAATTATCCCTACAGTGCTGGTCAATGGAACGGAGGGTATTGGAACTGGCTTCAGTTGCTACGTCCCATCCTTCAATCCTGAAGACATCAAGAAAAACATTCTGAATTTCATGAATGGTAAAGAAATCAAGAAAATGAAGCCTTGGTTCAGGGGATTCAGGGGTCGTGTTTTTGAGGATGAAACGGGGGGGTGGATAACTGAGGGTATTTGGCAGGTCATCGGAACCACCGTCAAGATCAGTGAGCTCCCACCGGGGAGGTGGACCCAAGACTACAAGGAACACTTGGACAGTCTTGTTGAGAAGAAGGTTATCGGAAGTTTTACGAACAACAGCACAACCGAGAACGTTGATTTCGTCGTACAGGGATATGATGGTAAGGATATTGTGAAGGATCTCAAACTTCAAAAGACGGTGCGTGACACAAACATGCACTTATTCCACCCCACTAAGGGTATTTGCAAGTATAACAACGCTGAGACAATCCTTTTGGACTTTATCGATCTTCGATTGGACTATTACAAAAAGAGAAAAGCACATCTCATCGCCAGCACCAAGAAGCGATCTGACATGTGTTCGTATCGCGCTCAATTTGTTAAGAGGGTTGTCGAAGGAGACATCGTGGTATTCAAGAAGAAGAAACAAGACCTCGAACGTGAAATTGGACAGTCATTCCCAAAGGTTGATGGTTCCTATGACTATCTGTTGCACATCAAGACGGTGGACTACACAGAGGAGCGTGTCAAAGCCTTGATCGAAGAATCAAACAAACTTAAGAAGGAACTGTGCTTGCTGGAAGCTACGGGATACCTTGACATGTGGGGGAATGATATTAAAAATATGTAGTTAATAGATAAGTATGGGTGAAGCTGCTAAACTTTCCTTGAAAGCTTTTGGAAAACAGGACACTTACTTGTTATCCAAAGACCCAGAGAAGACTTTCTTTGACTATCAAGATGTGAAGAGACATTCAGAATTTAGAAAGTTTCATAAAACTAAAAATGTTCTAAATCCGGGTCGTGCGGCTGGGTGGCCTTTCAATCAAACTGTTAAGGTTGAGTATGACCCCAAGAACATGGGAGACTTACTCACTAACCTCTACCTCAAAGTTAACTTACCAGCCAAGGAGACTGATGACGTGAACTATACTACCCCACTCGGTAGAGGATTTCTCAAAAGTATCACGATGTATGTGGATGACATCAAGGTTGAAGAAATCACCGACGACTGGGAGATGATACACGAGTCTCTGTACTTGGATCCACAGTCCAAGAAGGGTAACCTGGTGCTTCAAAACATGTCACAAGACTTTACACCTGGTATCTCCGCCCCCTCCAGTTACGGACCTTCAAATAGATTCATAATCCCACTTTCATTTTTCTTTTCACGTAAGTATGGAAAGACGGAACTACGCAAGGAAGTTGAAGATCGTCACTACTTCCCCGTATGTGCCGTTCACAAGCAAAAAATTATGTTCGAACTCGTGTTTCACCCACAGACGTGGTGGCAAGGTGCAGAAACTGGTCAAACCCCGGCTATCATTGAGTTGAACAGTTTCCAATTGATAAGTGAGGAGATAAAACTTAGCAGTGAAGAGAGGTTGTACATGGTAGAATCTGGTCATGACATTCTAGTGAACGTTTTAAAAAAGCATACACCTTTCACCACGACACCTGAATCTGATTCAACCTTTAAAGTAAATTTAGAACCAAAATCGAAGGTGAAGGCTTTCCATTGGTTCTTCAGAGACAAATTATTTACTACACAAACTAAGTCGACACATAGGTATGTTACATTTGTGAGAAGTCGAGCGGAAGACTTACAATGGAACTCTGGAAATTCGTCTGTCTCGATGATTACACGGAACACCCCAATCATGAAAAAGGCTCGTTTCTTTCTGAATGGAGAAAGTTTTCCAAACACGCTCATGGAGAGCCACGAACACTACAAGTACGCGGTTCCCTACAAATTTGATTTGGGTGTGACTGACGACAGGATCAACATATACACACAAAGTTTCGCTCTTCATCCTCTACACGAAAAGTCTACTGGCACCCTCGACTTTGCAAATTTAAATTCTGACAGGACTTTGATTGAATTTGAGATAAACAAACTGTTACCGAACGCTGATCAAAGTATTGTGGGTGCATCACCAGGCGCCGCGAATGACCAAATATTCTCTGGTGAGTTTGAGTTGCACCTGTATTATCTCGAAATGCAGAAGTTTAACTTCTCCAGAGGTTTCATGACAATTGAGTATTAAAAAAAAGATACTTAATAGTAGAATGTACCTCTGTGTCAAAGGTGTTCAGGATGAGTGGGTTAGCAAATGTCCAGACTATTCACACTTTATATACACATTTAGGCAACACACACCATTTGGTATAGATTTCAGTGACATTCCATTCACAGGAAACTCAGATTTTGGTGAAGTTCTGACTGTGAGGATACCTAGCACGAAGAGTGATTTACTAAATTCTGTATCCCTCACGGTGCTGTGGCGGAGTGATTATGACGCTATGAGGACAGTCGCCAATCCCATTACAAAACTCATTGAGCACGCGGAGTTATTGATTGGTGAGCAGGTGATTGACAGGATATCTGGTGAATACATTTACATGAGAAACAAGCTGGACACATCTGAACAGCACAAGGATATCGAATTGTATAGGGGTGGGGAGGTTCCCATGCCACAAGGATATTACCCCACAAAATTTTCATTGGAGTTGCCTTTTTACTTTACGAGAAACAATAAATCCGCCATTCCCTTATGTAAACTCACCAAGCAAGAGGTGTCGATAAGAATAAAACTCGTGAGTAGGGATAAGTATTATTCTTACAAGTCAGTGTCTCAAAACCTTCCACCGATCACTGATCAGTCTGAGAAGTTCATCGATCAGATATTCCTGACTACAGAGCATGTGTATTTAAGTGAAATGGAACGTTCCGCCTTCCAAGAGAATCATATGGAGTATCTCATCACACAGGTCCAACATAAAGAGACACGAATGGAACCTGGTAATAATAAGAAGGTGTTTCTTTTGGACTTTAAACACCCGGTGAAAGAATTGTTCTTTTTGGGCGAGCCCATATATAACAACTCGAATGATGTGATCAATAACTACAGGTTTAGACAGATACACAATGCCGAGTTGTGCTTAAACAATGTCATCTTCTTTAGAGAGAATGGTCACTTTTTATCGGTGGTCCAACCTTTTAAAAATCATATGAACATACCAGACACTGGTGAAAGTCAGTTTGGAATGTATTCCTTCGCACTTGACCCTGACAGTAGCGATCCGACAGGGCAGTTGAATATGAGTAGGATCATTCATCAAAAGTTTACCATTGAATTTAAGGAACAGGACAGATATGTCAATCCAAATGACAACATCTTGTTGGTGAGGGGGTATTCCACCGAAGAAACACAGGTTCGTGTATATGCCATCAACTACAACATCTTATCGTTTGATTCCGGGTTAGCTGGCTTAAAATTTTATTAATTGTCTTATATTAGTATGGCAGGGAGTATTCAGCTCGAGTCGAAAGGTCTTTTAGACATTTACACGACTGAAAATCCTGAGTTCACCTTTTTTAAAGAAAATTTCAAGAAACACTCTAACTTTTCTTTACAATTTATCGACATTCCTTCTAATAAAGACGTTGAGTATGGTGAAATACATAGATTCAACATACCATATGACCACTGTGATGTGTTGAAGGGTGTCAACCTCATGTTTAGCTTACCAGATATAGTCATAAATGAGGATTATAGGGACCCTAACGGGGATTATATTTACGGTGAAGCGAGCAATTTCATAGACTACATCACACTATCTGTTGGTGGTATAGTCATTCAACACATCACGACAGAATATTTGGATCTCTATGCTGAAATGGAATACCCAACGACAAAACAATTAAACTTATTCGATCTGTCTATGAGAGTTGTGAGTTCGAACCCAGCTGCAGTGAATAGTAGACTTTCAAAAACGAGACCCTACCCCAGGCAGCTTGGTGGAGATGTTTGTATAGAGATTCCATTTTACTTCCACAACCACCCAAAACTCGCCTTACCCGTTTGTGCGTTGACGAGGCAGGAAATTGAAGTCGAGGTTAAATTTCGTAACGTTGAAGAGTGTATATGTGTTTCTGGACATCAACAGGCGGGGTTTGAGGGTTTTCTTGGAGCGGATGCAAATGATTTGGTCACTTACAAGCCATACGACCTCAGATTGTCCACCGAATGTGTCTTTTTGGATCCTGTCGAGAAAATCAAAGTCATGAATCGTGACCACAATTTCGCGATTACTCAAATACAGTACAATGACATCCTTGTCGATGAAGATGATGGGAACACTGAACCAAAATTTAAAATGCGACTCTCTTTCACCAATTTGGTTCAAGAGTTGTACTTTTTCGTGCTGTACACGGAAAACAATGCTTTCGGTGGAACTTCAAATTACAACGAGTTACCCCTAAACTCTTCGGGTCTTGAAGTCGACCCAGCTCTGCGGTATGAGCACATCGACTATGTTACACTCACTTTCGATGGTGAAGAAATTTTGGACGAGCACACGGGATCTCCACACTTTTTAAGAATTATTCAACCCAGGTTGCATCATAGAAATACCCCAATCACACGGAGGTTTTATTCTTACAGTTTTGCACTTTACCCTAATGATGATGACGCTTCTGGTCACGTTAATTTTAGCGTTGTGAAGGAACCTATATTACACGGAAACCTGTTCTCCAGTAAGCACGAGAACACTTGGTATAATAGACGTTTTCATATTTTGGCTAAAACGATGAACTTCATTCGTATCAAGGATGGTGTCATGACACAAGTTTTTGATTACATGACCTAGTGAATAGATTTTGTTTATTGTTGTAGATGTAGTCGATAATATTATTTTTGATACACCATTTGATAAAATTCAGCTGAGCGAGAGTAGTCTGAATTTCTTGAGATGTCCCCGGAATGTGATACGTAAATTTTTCAGCCCTGCAAAACGGGTCGAAGAGCTTCTTACTATATCCATCCAAGCTAGATTTGTATGCACAGTGGACCGTGAAAAGTTTACCATCGTTCGTCTTGAACGAGGTGTTATTCTTTTTAGCGTAATTCGTGATGAACCACTCGAGATTTCTGAGTGAAATCCCACTCGATTTATTTAAGATTGTGAGTAGCTTATTCCTGTTATATTCGACATTGTAAAATTGGTTAATTGATGATAGCAGAATGCTGGTTTTATTCATTGGAAAGTAAACGACTTAATTCTATAAGTCCCTTTTGTTCGCAACCTGGGCACCCCGGAACATTCATTTTTTCCGGTCCGTGGTTATGTAACTGTAAACTTGGTAGACATCTTGGTTTAATTTTTTCACCCTGTTGATGATGATATTTGCAGTAACCATTTTCACCAGCCTTAAACTTGCACCTAATCTCACCTTTTCCATCTTTCATCATCTTCTTTCCCCTACAACGATCCGCACCACTGTTGTCTGAGATGTCACGGAGAAGAAGCTCCAGAGGGATTTGATGTTTTTTTGAAATATTTTCCAGGGTCTTGCTCATCTGTTCAGAGTGATACGTATCTATACCATCTTGAACAAGATCACAAACAATTTCATTTAGGTCAGTCTCGATTTCAGATGGTAGTTGAGATAACAAGATTTCCTTAGCCTTCTCTATAACGAGTTTTGTGAGTCTTGCCTTTGCTTCAATCATCCTTGTTTATACTTTGCTCGTAAGTTTTAAATAGGTCATCAACGGAGTTTTTGCGATCCCTATATGCTTTAATACGTTCCTTGAGATCTGCAACTTTTCCAGTGTCGTCTAGATTACATCTCTGACACTCTTCGACCAGTTGATCCTTCTTCATGGTGCTTATGGAGGGCTCTCTCTTCTTGGGTGGCGGTTTGTGGGCATCTATGATTTCCCCAAAGATTTCCTGTTTGGTGTCATCAAATAGGGGGTCAAGAAGGTCACAGACTGGGTTCAAGAACTTGTTCACAAAGTAATAGTGATAGTCGACAGGAATGTTGTTTTCCTCTACGTATTTGGGATCTTCAGATTTCTCAAACGCCTTTGCTCTCGGATTATCCGTCTTTGTGAGAATATACGGAACCCTGTCACCAGATTGTGGTTCAGAACCGGGTTTTCGTTCTCTCATTTTATTGACGACTTGGACATGGGCTTGATTGATCAGGCCCGATTCAGCCCCTGTGATTGAGACAGATTTACCATTTACTTTGTAGGTATCGGACAGAGATTGGCTCAAAATCAACTTATCATTTGGAATCTCACCAGAGAGCAACTCATTGGCTCTCATCCTGGCCAAATCCTTAGGAGGACCTGTGTCCCCAGAGGTCAGGACAACATCCAAGAGTTCTTTACAAACCTCTCTCATGTGATGGGTGTT